TCTAAAACTATTACATTCTTACCTTTTGGAGTAATAGTTCTATGAGATTGCATAGACGATTTATATACATGGAAAACAGTTTCAGTAGTATTAGTTGAAGTCATTGGTTTATTCCTATAGTTTATAAAAAGTTTGGTGGTATAAGAAAAGGAGGCAGAATAGTCTAACCTCCATTTTCTTTGTTTTTAGATTATAATCACTCTGAAAGTATCAGCCTACAGCACCAGCAGTAAGACCATAGATAACAGCATTTGCAGGAGGATTCTTAATAACACAAGTACATTCAGTAGTAAGAGTTCCACCGACAGCATCAATACCATTATCTACTGCATCCCCAGTCATGTTAAACTCTTTATTCTGAGTTTTACGATTACCAAGGTATGCAAGACGAAAAGTAGCAAGGTCTACAGCAACTGCCATTTTAGCCCAAGTAGAGTTAGAATTAAACAATGGGTGCTCAATCAAACGGAACTTACCGCGAGAAGAAGTAAGAGTTTTGAATTGTAAGCCCCAGTTAGTTTGACCATCTACGAGATGATAAGTACCATTCAAACGACCAATGGCATTAATGACTAACATTGCAGTGCCACCTACAAATAATACTCTTTCATTAGCACCTTTAGGATCAGTGGCTTGATTAAGAGTAGGATCTAAGAATCCTTCCAACTGAGTCCAGTTAGTAGTTGCAGCTGCGGTAAAAACATTTACTGCTGCATAAGAAGAAGGATAATAAGAGAGTGTACCTACAATAGATATTAAACCATCCATAGTACGGAAAGGTTGACCATTGCGAGTTCCACTAGATTTCTGTCCGAAAAACAGTGCTTTCTCAATATCTGCTGCATGGAAAGCTGCACAGTCTTGTCTGCTTTCAGCTACATTAGTTTCACCTGCAATAACTTGCGTAGCACGAGCTGATTCAGAGATAGCCCAAGTATTACGAAAGATCTGTGTTAGATTAGTAACACGAACAGGAATAATGTTTTGGGCATTCGGACGAGTGCTAGATTCTTCAAATGCATTACCAACTTGGTAAAGAGGATCATTATCTGCTAATGCTGCTGCTGCAACAGTACCAACACCACGAGTTACTGAGACTTGAGTAGCACTGAGAATGCTATTAACAATAATATTCTCACCAGAAGAAGTAACACGAAAGATCATTCCAGGAAGAATATTAGCAGTAGTGTCTACAGTGATAGTAGTTTCAGTAGTAGATGCAATTGCACCATTAGTTTGCATTTCAGGGAAAAGCATAGTTTTAGTGAAAAAGCCATGCTCAGTTTGTACTGCTTGCTCACTTGGTAGCATAGAAGTTAAACCAAACAATGGTGCAGTACCATTAGGCATCAAACGAGTGATCATGCGAGCAAATGACTTCGCTGCTAGATCTGTAGTAAAATTACTAGTATTAAACATACCTGCGGACATAGTTATTACTCCTTTAGAGTTCTGTAGATTCTATAAGTGTGAGTGTTGGTATTAATACAGATCAAATGTAGCAGCAGCAGTCTTCACAAGAGTAAAAACTCGTGAACTACCAGGAACTACATTGCCTACTACAGTCTGTAAAGTAACACCAGCACCACCAGCAACTACAAGATTAAATGCTCCAGCTTGACTATTAGATACTACAAAAGAATAGCTATCACCAATATCCATTTCTGGCCATGCAGCTGCAATAAGGGCAGCAGTATCAGTAGTAATAGTTCTTGCAGCAGTAAGAGCAGTATCTTGTGTAATATGCCCACCAGATAAAATCTCTACAGTAGCAGTAAAATTTGCATCACCAACATGATTGTATACTTTAAAGTGTGACAGCATACCATCACCAACACGAGATGGCTGAGGTAATCTACCATCCGCAGATACCATTAATCTATTAAATCCACCCATAACAATTCTCCTAAGTTAGATTGTATTACAATTACAATATCATAATATTACATTTCTAAAAACTTATCCCAATCTACAGAATCTTGTGCAGCTTGCTGTGATTGAGATTGTTGCTTAGGAGCAAAAGTTTCTCCCATAGCACTAACATAATCTACTACCATTTTTGAGATATCTTGGTTAGAAGCATTAGGATATTTCTGTACTAACATACTCTTAGTAGCTTCTATGACTGGTTTAATTGCAGGATTTTGAAAGATAGGATTTGAAGTTGCTAGGGAATCTGAAAGACTTAAATTCTTTACTAGTTCTGGAAATTTAGCATTCATAGCTTCAGTAGCTCTCGCCACTGCTTGTTCTGTCATTTTATTACTAGCAAGTGTTGCTTGAACTAAAACTTGTCTGGCTACTTCATTCATAGATTGTGCAAAAGCTTCTACAGCTCCTTCACCACCTTGAACAATTGCAGCCATATGTTCTGGATTTATACCTTTAGTAAAATCTGCTTTAGATACTAATTCCTGTAGTTTTGATGGATCAAGCTGTTCAGGAGTATTAGTATCATCAGCTTTAGTAGTAACAGGTTCCCATAGATCCTTAAACTTGTCAAGTGGGGATTCTGGTTCTTTTGGAGTTGGGTCCTGAGTTTGATTAACATTATTAGGTACAACTCCATTAGGATCAGTACCAGCACCAGTTTGCCCAGTCATATTAGGAGCATTAGGAATATTACCAGGAGTTCCAGGTGTTTGCTGAGCAGCTTGCTGTCCTTGTGGCGCAGGAATGTTAGTAGGAACTTGTGGAGTACCACCAAAGATTTTATTAAATAAACCAGACATGATTTTAATCCTCTATTTCAATATTTTTGCCATTAGGGTTGTTTAACTCTTCTTGTGCAGCTTTTGATAGATCTAATATATGACTTATAAGATCCAGCTGCCCTCTCTTATAAGCTTCTTGCTGAATGAATTCTGTAGGATTAGCTATATCATATTCTAGATATAATTTCTCCTCAGCTACTACAGTTCTTAGATTATGAAGTACTTGAGTTTGTAATTCTGTGAGAACTGAACCTAATAATGTCTCTTTACTAGAGAGCGCATATAGTTTAAAAGTATTAGGTACTTCTCTTATGCTAGTGGTAGAACTTGACATTATTGATCTCCTGGTACTGGTGTTGGTGTAGTATCTTGTTCTGGATTTTTAACTGATGGATTCATAGATCTAGGATCATATCCATAATCTTGTGGTTTTGGCATTGGCATAGACTTAGAAATATCTACTCCTTTCTCTGCTGCTGTCATTGCTACTTGCTGCCATTGTGCTAATGCTTGCTCATAAGCTTGCTGCTCAGGAGATTTCTCAAACTCTGCAATATGAGCACCTTTAGTTTTCATAAGATATGAGAATAGTGGTCCCATATTATAAGCAGCAGCTATTTGAGGAGCACTACCTAATGTCTGTAATGCAACAGCAAGAGATTCAGAGTCTATAAGTTTAGTAGAAGGAATAAGTCCATCTGCTATTTTAAAATTTAATACTGCTTTTCTCAATTTAATTGGATCTATCTGTACATTAGTCTGTTTATTTTCATTATATAATGTGGTACCTGCTTGGTATTGTAGAGTATTAAGTTTAATAATATGTTTCATAGGAATGAAAACTTGATACTCTAGTAGAATAGATTGAGTCTGATCTCTACCATTAGCATTCTGCATAATAGTTTTAAACTCATCTTGGAGCTTATTACCTTTTACAAACTGTCCTTGAGATACTGGATTCTGACCAGAGATATGATTTGAGAGTGCAAGAAGTTGTTGGATTTGTTGCATAGAAATCTGTGCTTGATCTTCTCTATAAGGAAACTGATAGACTGCATCAGATACTTGTTTTCCATAGGCCGCAGGTCTCACTGGTATCTTTGCTGAGGGATTGTCTGAGTTTATATGCTCTTTAGCTACACGAGATGGGTCATATAGAAGTCTATCAGTAACAGCTCTACGACGAGAGTGCATAATAGAGTTCATATATGCAGATGCTACTTCTTGAAATGAACTAACATTATCAGCTAGTGATTTAGTTTGATAACGTAAACCATCTTCCATAGGTTGACCTATTAGAATTGGAAGCATGTTATGAGCATTAGTTTGGCGCTCACAGTAGATAATATGCTCATGATTCACAATTATAAGTTTATAAATCTGAGGAGTATTAGATTCAGGTACTCGCAGATTGAATTCTGCAGGAAGTATGCGACAGTAAAGAGTTGTTACTTCATATGTATCTTTGTATTCTATATCATTCTTTCTAGTATCAGAAAGTCCTGCCCAACTCATCCAATTAGTTCCATCTCTCATCTCTTGTATGAGATTTACATCTGGGTTAATTGTGGGTACATAGAAATTCTTAGCAGATGCATTAGAGTTAATAAGAGTATTAGAGGAAGAATTAAATGCAGGAACTATAGAGGATAAAATCTTTTCAGGAAGTTCTTCTATAAGAGTTTTAAGTTGCATTCTTGTCATGAATTCTGTGTAGCCAGCATACTCACCCTTAGAGTATACTTCTGTTGGTGCAACTCTTGGATCTACGAATGTGTTATAAGGATCAAGTCTTTTAAGTGTATTGCCGGACCAAATAACTTTCTTAGGTATACCATACTTAGGATTTTTCTCTAAATCAGTCTCTACTGAAAAAGTTACTTTATCTGCCCAAGATACTTCTATTGGAGCAAAATTGTATTTAAAGCCATCACGAAAATGTAACATTAACTCTCGCGCCCATCCCCCAGTAGTAGCATTGTTGTCAATAATAGTAGACAATTGCATTGCAGCATCTTCATACTCAGGGGCTGCTACTACAGGAAATAGAGGTACATTTGTGAGAAATACAGAAGTTTGATACTGTACAGCAGTCTCTACTTGTGGGAGCACTACAGGAACTGTTATATTTTGAAACCTATCAGTATCTCCTGCTCTATTAGATGCTTTAGCTCGTAATTGTTCCTTAGTTCTATCTACTTCTCTTGCATAAGCTAAATCCATCTGCTCTAGACGGTATCGGAGATTATTTCTATAATCATTACCCATATCTTGGATAGAGTTATAGTAAGTTACAAATATTTCCTTAGATTTAGAACTGAGAGGAATAAAAGTAGAGGCTGCCATGTTAGTTAGTTCCTATAGTTATCTAGTTCAAAATGGTGAATTAAATGCTGGTACTTCCATTGCTTCATACTCTTGTGCTTCTATTATATTTGTTATTTGTATAAATTCTGCAAACTCTTCTTGTACTCTTGGTGCATAAGTAAGAAGATCTAATATACCATCAGTATTATCTCTTTTAAGAGGATTAAATCCTATTATCTGAGAGTGTGCTGCTGC